AGGATGTCGGCCACGGAACTGACCAACACGGATGTCGATTTCGTTGCGCTCGTGAAGCGCGGCGCCAACCGGCTCCCGTTCCGTATCACCAAGGGAGACGACGAAATGATCGACCTGAACGCCATCGGGCGGAAGTTCCTGAGGAAGGCAGACGCTACCCCGTCTGTCGTCGCCATCATCGCGCGCAAGGAGGACGCGCAGTCCCCGGCGATCGCGGCTCTCGCAAAGACGTGCGGCCTCGACGTCGAGAAGCTGGAGAAGAGCGAGGACGACGCGCTCGTCACGCTGACGAAGAAGAATGCGCCCACATCCGGCGTGATCGTCGTCAAGCTCGACGAAAACACGGGCGTTTCGGTCGCCCAATCGAAGCTGAAGAAGGGTTTCGAGAATTTCGATTTCGCCGGCACCGCCTTCGAGGGCCTCGACGGCAGCCAGGGCTACTGCGTCGGCCCGACCGTCGCCGCGAACCTCCACAAGGGCGCGATCGACAAGATCGTGTCGGCGGCGGACGTCGCCACGGTGCAGGCGAGCCTCACCAAGGCGAATGACGCCTTCGGGGCCTATCTTGGCGTGCTGACCGCCTATGCCCCGGCCGAGCTCATGAAGGCCGGCACGGGCAACGCCACGGGCGGCGCGGGCATGGACCAAGAGACCGGCGACGGCCTCGGGGACCAGGCGAACAAGGGCAAGACGACCAAGGCGGACGCCGGCAAGAACGGCACGGGCGCGGGCGTCGAGATGGGGCAGGGCACCGGCACGACCGACCGGGCGACCTCCGACGACGCGGCGAACACGGAAGTGAACGCCACAGATGGCGAGCGCGTCTCGGGCGACGACAGTGGCCTCGACCCCAAGCTGAAGGCCCCGACGAAGAAGGAAGGCGAGCAGATGGACGACGGCAGCACCAACGGCGCGCAGTCCGACCTGCCAGCCAAGGTCAAGGCCCCGACCACGAAGGACGAACTCCTGAAGGCCGCCGCCGAGATGATCCTCAAGGCCCTGACGACGGACGTCACGTCCAAGGAGATCACGGGCGAGAGCCAGGCCGGCGAGGGTGCCGAGCAGGCTCCCTCCGACAGCACGAGCGCCACCGCGCGCGCTTCGAGCGACGACAACGCCAATGCCGGCGGCAACGATGTGACCGGCAAGGTCAAGGGCAAGACCCTCGACATGAACGGGGTGCCGGACAAGCTCCAGGCCCCCACGACGAAGAACGACGGCGACGCCGACATCGGCAAGAAGGGCGAGGGCGAGAAGCTCCCCGCCTCTCAGTCCGGGGCCGGCGCGCAGGAGAAGGAAGTCCAGACCCTCAAGGGCGAGGACGCCATCACCCGCATGATCCAGGCGCTCGCCAAGAGCGTCCAGGACAGCAACGCCGCCGTGACCAAGACCGTCGAAGCCCTCGCCGCTCGCGTCGATGGCGTTGCCGCTTTGGCTAAGAAGACCGATGCGGCCCTTCAGGGCACCGTATTCAACGAGGATGGCGGCGATCGTCCGGCGGGCCGGACCCGGAAGTCCGCGGACGATACCGGCGGCATCCCCCTCCTGGATACGGGTCTCTCGCGTCGGCGAGCATAAGGGCCGCGAGAGCGGCATAGCGCAAAGGTCGTGCAACTATCTGCACAAGGAGTGAAGAATGTCGTCGAATACCAGCCTACTCCGCAAGGCCGATCTCGCCATCGCGGACCTCCAGAACAACGGCGGCGAGCTCTCGCCAGAGCAGGGTGCGGCTTTCATTCGCAAGCTGATCAAGCAGCCGACGCTGATACGCGTCTGCCGCGTGGTCGAGATGCTGGCCCCGCAGCGCAAGATCAACAAGATCGGTTTCGGCGCCCGCATCCTTCGCGCCGCTACGTCCGGTCAGGCCCTCGGCGCTCCTACGAACTCGGGCCTCGGCGGTCGCGCCAAGCCCTCGACCAGCCAAATCCAGCTGAACACCAAGGAAGTGATCGCTCAGGTCAACATCCCGTATGACGTGATGGAAGACAACATCGAGCGCGCCACGACTGCGGACAACGGCCTTCCGAACACCGGCCCCGGCGGTCTGCGCCAGACGATAATCGACCTTATCGCCGAGCGCGCCGCGCTTGACATGGAAGAACTCGCGCTCCTGGGCGACACGTCTTACGTGAGCCCGACCTCGGACGCGGACGACGCCGCCTATATGTCGCTGTTCGACGGCTGGAACAAGATCGCCAACGCGAACGGCAACGTCTACGACGCCGGCAACGCTTCGATCGCCAAGTCGATCTTCAAGCAGGGCCTGAAGACCATGCCGAGCCAGTATCAGCGCAACAAGGCGGCGCTGAACCACTTCATATCGGTGAACAACGAGACCGAGTATCGCGACACCCTCGCGGATCGCGGCACCGCTCTCGGCGACCAGATGACCCAGGGCACTTCGCCGACCTACGCCTACGGCTCGCCGGTGATCCCGGTCGCGTTGATGCCGGAAGACCGGGGTCTCTACACCGACCCGCTGAACCTGATCTTCGGAATTCAGCGCCAGGTGTCCCTCGAGTTTGATAAGGACATAGCGGCCCGCGTATATCTGATTGTTCTCACCGCGCGGATCGCCTTTCAGATCGAGGAGAGCGAAGCCATAGTTGCTTACGAGAACATAAGCAGCGTGTGATTTGGCGCCTCCTTTGGGGGAGTGGGGAGAGAGGGGCGGTGCTTAACGGCGCTGCCCCTTTTCCCTACAGCAGGAGCAGAACCGTGAAGGTGAAACTGGTGACCGGACTCACGTATCGCCGCCAAGGCTTGTTCTTCACGCGAGGTGAAGTTGTGGAGGTTGATGACGGTCTCGGGGCGTCCCTCTTGCGGAACAAACGCTTCGAGAAAGTCGCCGAAGAGGCGGCTCCCGTCGAAGAGCCGAAGGGCGACGAGGTGGCTTCGACTATCACGATCCCGAAGGGAGGCAAGCCCGCCGAGCCGCCGGCACAAGACGACGAAGAGGTCAAGGCGAACGCCGAAACCGACGCCGCCACTCTCGCTGCGGATGCCAAAGCCGCTGCAGATGCGAAGGCCGCCCACGACACGGCCGGCGCCGTAAGCGTGTAGCGCAGTTGATTGCACACACGAACGACCTTCGGTAAGATCGGGACCGCCCAATACCCATGGCGACAAAGGAGTGTCTTATGCCCGTAGCTGAACTGGTTGGCCCGAACCGCATGAACATCGACGGCCACATCTACATCAAAGGACAGCCGGAGGAGGTCGATCTGGAGACCGCCTTCCAACTGCGCGACAACCCGCGCTTCAAGGTGAACGGTCTCGATATGCGCGCAGCGGTCGAGTTCGCGGAAATGGAACGCCGGCCTTTGGGCGCGGCCCTATACGCTGCGATCCTCGAAGCCCAGGACCGGCTCGACATCGACGACGACGACAGCTTCGACCGGCAGGGCAAGCCCGCCATCGCCGCGCTGAGCCGCATCCTCGGCTATCCGATCAAGAAGGAAGAGCGCGACGCGGCGCTGAAGGCGGCGCCGAAGGTCGCCCACGGCGAGGAAGGCAAGGCCGAGAAGATCAGCCCGGCCGAGATCGCCGCGCACGCCGCCACGCGGAGCGACAGCAAGCCGGTCACGATCAAAAAGCAGGTCCCCGCCGCACCCAAGGAAACGGCCGGCAACGAACAAGGAGTCACGGTCTAATGCTGCTCGCGAGCGTCAACGACATCCTGAACGACCTCGGCTTCGAGGCCATGACGGACATTACGGCGTCGGCGACGCTCGCGCTCGATGCGGCGGAGGCTCAGCTGGCCTCCGTCCTCAACAGCGAGTTCGAGCAAGGCACGTTTACGGACACGTTCTTCGTGTCGGAGCCGCCCTATCTCGACGGGCCGGCATGCGAGACCGAATTCCGACTGCGGCGCGGCTTCGTGTCCACGCTGACCTCGGTGCGCTACGCCGGGACGGTGCAGGAGCTGACGGACCCGAGTTCCTATACCGACGTGACGGCGACCGCGCAGTTTCATCCCGACAAGGGGATAGTCAAGGATTACGTGACGCGCTTCCGCAGGCAGTTCGTCCAAGTCGCCTATGTAGCGGGCTTCCCGGGGGACGGAACCAACCCGGCGAGCTACGACCTCTCGAAGGTCCCCGACTGGCTTCAGCAGGCGGCCAAGACGGCGGCGCTGCTCAGCCTCGCCGACAGCCGCCCGCTCTCCGAGGCCCAGATCAAGCTCGACAAGACCGTGCTCGGCATCCGCTACAGCAGCCTGCTCAATCGCAAGCTCCGGTACGCGCCGCTCAGCATCCTGCCGCTCTGACGCCGTGCCGACCAGCTTCACGGTCGAGTTCAGCTTTCGCAACCAGCGGTTTGACAGCGCCGCGACCGGTCTGCGCGCGTTCTACGACATCATCGGCCGGGATTGGGACGGCTCCGCCAAGGCGTTGAGCGCGGAGCTCCGCAACTTCCTGAACCAGGTCGTGGACGCGATCGTGAGCCGCAACAGCGCGGCGTGGCCGGGCGGCACCACGGCGACCTCGCTCTCCAAGCGCTCGGGCAATCTCGTCTCGGCGATCCAGGGCACCGTCAAGGTGACCGGCACCACCTTCGAGACGATCGAGGGCTCGATCGGCGCTCCTGGCGTCCCCTACGCGCGCATCCAGGAGACCGGCGGGATCATCAAGGCGAAGAACGTCAAGTTCCTGACGATCCCGCTGAAGGCGGCCATGAACGCCAACGGCACGCCGATCATGAAGAGCGCCAGAGACTGGCCGAACACCTTCGTCGCCAAATCCAAGGCCGGCAACCTCATCATTTTCCAGCGGCGCGGCGCGCAGATCGTCCCGCTCTACGTGCTCAAGCCCAGTGTGAAGATACCTGCACGGCTCAACATGCGGACCTCGCTCGACGCCGGGCTGCCCTATTTCGTGGATCGCGCATGTGACGCGATCGTCCGATCCGTGACGGAGAAGTGAAATGCCCGCGAACATGACCTCGGTGCGCCTGCAGGTGCTCAACGCCATCGTCGCCAAGTTCGAGGGGATGCAGGCCGAACAGCCGACAAACGACCCCTACGGCGTCACCTGGAGCACGGTCGCGCTCGGGCCGCTCGCCGACTTCGACCAACGCAAGCGCTACAGCCTGGGCGTCGTGGCGGGGCCTGAGAAGGAAGACTTCTCGATGCCCTACATCATGTCATTCCTGACGGTGAACGTCGAATTCCGTATCACCGCGAACCGGGACGACGCCGCGCCGGGCGTGCTCGCCGAACGGGCGCTGACCGTGGTCAAGCGCGGGCTGACGGAGGACCGGCAGTGGGGCGGGCTGGCGATCGACACGAAGATCGTCGGCTCCGAGGTGGACCTCACGACTTATGCCGATCGGTCGGTTGTCGGCGTCTGTCAGGCGCAGGTACAGTTCCGCTACTGCCATCTCGATCCGCGCGATTCGAACCCTGACACGTGAGCAACACTATTGGTCGAAATCCAATGTTTGCCGCCCGCGGAGGGATGTCACAAACGGACTGAAACTGGACCTTCCAAACGCGACATGTTTTGGCGGCGGAGCAACCGATGGAATGGAATGAGCATGCGAGAGTCTTTGGACGCCGCCGAACGGTTTAAGACCACGGCGGACGCGATCCGATAATCCTCGCGATCAAGCCGCCAGCTGAGCTCTAGACTCTACTCGCTCTCGATTTTTCCAACGATTCCGATGCCGCCCGCAAGGGGTCCACGCACTACGTGGCTAACGTGCGCAAAACAGGATATAAGTGAGGTGGCGGCCCTCACGTGATCAGCGACGAAGGAGCGCGGCACTTTGCGATAGCAAGAGATAGGGAGAGCAGGCGTGACACCCGAATACCTTTTGCTAATGGGTAGGTTGGCAGAGAGAATAATAATAATACTCTTTGGTGGCCTTTCGCTGTATTTAGGTTGGCGGCTTTTCTTCGTGGCCGCCGGGCGTCAGAACCAATCAGCGGAATTTTCATATAAAGAAATTGTGTTAAAACTGCAAAGAGTTGGCCCCGGGATATTCTTTGCCGGATTTGGGGCGCTGATACTTTTCACGGGACTTTGGAAGAACCTAGCTCTTTATGATCGAGTGCTGAACTTGCCACGTGATGCTCAAGAAGCGGCTCAAGCCAATGACCGCCAAATGACGGTTGATTACATGGGACAGGCAGCAAACAGTTCTGACGATCGAAAGATCATTCAAGCTTTGAACTTCGCCATTGAGGTGATAGGGACAGCACCGCAAGAGCCCATTTCCTCTGCAAATCACGAAATATTGCAGAAGAAGCACCATGAACTTGAGATGGCACGGACCTACTTTGTTTTTAAATTTGTGGGTCCCGGCGCGTTTGCCAATTGGACGAAGTATAGGAACAATATTCCTGGCGCGCCGCAAGAAATGCGAGATCAAGTTGCTGAAACACAGAGAGTATTTGATGATTTAGGAGATTTACAATGATGAGGGTGGCGATTTTCACCGCAATTATAATGTCCGCATCGCCGGCAACGGCAGGCAATTTGAATGATGAGTACGATAACGAGCAGGCAATGAAGGGAAATATAAGTGTCGTTTATCGCGCAGCCGTGTACTCGTCTCAAGCAATTATGAATCGATTTAGGGAAATAGCATCAACAGATCGAGAGAGATTAGTTTTTTCCAAGGTAAGGGTGACCATTGATCGGGAGCAGACTGGATTATTTAATGTATATGCCACAATGGAGAAATCCACTCCTGTCATTAATGTGGGCATTGGGTATCTTATGTTCTCTTCGGCGGTCAACCACGCTTCTGCGTACGAGCATATGATTAGTGTTCGGAAAAACGAACTACAGAATGAAAGTCGTCCAATCAAATATGCTGAATATTTAGCCAACACTCTTATGGACAACGAAAGAAGAACAAAGAACGCTGAACCAGCGCTTAATTATGATTCATATTTGGTATGGATAGGCTTAAGTCGAAAGGACGGTGAATTAGCGAGCAAAGAATTGGAAAACGATACCTATCTGGAAATGCTCTCGTCGATGGCGCTTGGATTTGTACTCGGGCACGAGCTTGGACATCATGTGCTTGGCCACACTCTGCTTGGGCGAGCGGCAAATCGGGCAGAAGAAATTCTGGCGGACGCTTACGGTGCTGATCTGACATTGAGGGCCGGGGGCGATCCAACAATGATTGGGCCGACGTTCACCTTATTTTCTGAAATAGAGTCTCACTACACGACCCCGGAAGCAGAACGCAGTCATCCGGCTGCTGCATGTCGATTATGGCGTATAGGCGAACACATGTATGGATCGCGCATTCGGGGAGAATTAAAGTCCGACCAAAGCGGCGTAACGGCTACAGATGAGATGAGAAGAAAATACGCAGAACTTGAGCAAATGGCGAAGGAATTGTGCCATTGATTGAAGCCATCGAGCGGCGGGGATCGCCGCAACCAAACAGACGTTAAAGGCTTTCAGGAGTAAATCGACTCGGGGACTCAGCTCCGCAGCGGATCGGTTCCCCCCATTTCTATGTACCGGTCCGCGGGCTGCCAAGCTTCCGATTTGCATCCCTGCGACCGCGAGGGTCCAGGAGGCGTACCACGCCCTAAAAGTCTCGGTTGACCTGGGATCAAATCATGCAATTAGCTGCAATGTTCGCGAATGTTTCGTGAGCATGCCCTCCATGGGCGTTTCCTCCTTAGACTCGGGCGGGAGCCACAGCTTCCGCCCATTTTCTGAGGTGGAGCCGGCAACAGGCCGGCACAGCAACGAAGGGGCTGTTCCATGACGACCAAAATCCGCGTCGGCCAGTTCTCGGGCCTCGGCAAGCTGTTCTCGCGCGAGCCGGACGGCCTCTCCGCTATCCTCCGGGGTCTGGCGATCGACAACGCCCGCCTCAAGATCGAAGTGGCCGGCGTTCGCGACTTCACCGACAATTCGGGTGGCACGCCGACCCCGATCCTGATGACGCTGCCCACGACCGCGATCGACGCGACGTCGGCCGGCGGCGCGCAGACCACGGCGCTTAGCGCTTCGCTCGTCAAGATCCAGAACGCGGGCAAGGTCATCACGAACACGGTCAACGTGGTGCGCTCGATCCTCGGCCTCTCGCCGCTGGTCTCCGCGTCCGGCACGCAGGCGACCGCCGACACGATTCCGGCTCAGGACCTCGCCTCGACCGCCGCGACCGGCAACGCCGCTGCGAGCTTCGCTTCGGCCGTCGCTTCCTTCCAGCAGGTCGCCTTCAACATGCAGGCGCTCGTCAACGGCGCGAACGAAGTTATCGCCGCGATCGACCCGGCCGGCGCTCCGATGTTCCGCGCGTACAACGAGCGCTTCCCGTACGTCGGCCATCTAACACTCGCGGCTATTCCTGCCGTGATCTCGGTCGCCGCCGGACCCGGCGCGCTCGCCAAGGCCGACGCGGACGCCTTCCTATTCGCCTCGGCGCGCGACATCGCCGCTCTGGCCTACGCCTGGAACGCGGTGATGAACCAGGGCGGCGGCGCGGGAGTCGGTCCTCTCCATGTGATCGCGGGCTAAGGCCTGCATCGGCGAACTCGAAAAGGAGATTGAACGATGTCCGTTTTGCTCACTCGCCGCGCGGTCCTCCAGGGTGCCATCGAGACGGTCTACAACAGCCCGGCGGCTGTGGGACCCTCTGACGGCTTCCTGATCAGCAACCCCGCCTTCACCATCAAGCCGAACGTCTTGGAGCGGAACTTCGTCCGCGACGACCTCTCCCAAATGCCCTTCATCGTCGGCCGCAAGCTGGCGTCGATGGAGTTCGAAACCGAACTTCGCGGCAACGGCTTGCAGGGTTCGGGTCGGGTCTCGGACGCGGCGATGATCACGCGCCTCTTCCGGGCTTCGGGCTACAAGCTGACCCCGTCGCGTGGGCCGGTCGTCAAGGGGCCGTTCGATCAGGGCAACCCCTCGACGCTCGTCTCCTGGGCGGTCTCGTCGGGCTCGAAGGCGTCCCAGACGCTCACCATGAGCGACACGCCCTCGAACGGCCAGACGATCACGGTCGGCAACAAGACCTACAAGTGGGTCACCGCCGCCTCGGCCGCCGATGGCGACGTCCTCATTGGCGTGGGCTCCATGTCCGCCATCAGCAACCTGATCGCGGCTATCAACCTGGCCCCGGGCGCCGGCGCGGCCTACGCCTCGGCTACGACGGCGCAGCCGGACAAGCTCGTCGCTTCCTCGGGCGGCCCGGGCGTCCTGGTCGTGACGGCCCCGCATGTCGGCGCGTACTTTAACTTGCTCCCGACGACCACGACGACCTCGCAAGGGCAATGGGGCGGCGCGACCCTCACGGGCGGCGTCGGCATCGCCTCCAACACCGACACGATCGCCTACTACCTCACAGTGGACACGGCGGGCGCGAGCGGCGCGGCGAAGGTCACGGTGACCTCGGATACGGCGGGAGAAGGCTCGGCGTCGGCCGTCGTCACCTCGGGTTCGCCGATCTCGCTCGGGACCAAGGGCCTCACCATCACCCCGACCTGGACGGGCAATCTCGCCCAGGGTCAGGCGTGGACGCTGTGGCTCCTGCCGGCGGGCCTCAGCCTCGACCCGATCTCGGACAATTTCGAGAGCATCACCCTCTACATGCACAAGGACGGGGTGCTGCACGAGATGCCGGGGTCCTTCGGCACGTTCGAGATCACGGCGCAGGCCGGCGACTTCGCGACGATCAAGTGGACCTTCACGGGCACCTATGTCGAGCCGGTGGACGATCCGAACCCCTCGCCAATCTTCGAGCGCACCTTGCCTAGCCAAGTCGAACTCGCGCGGCTCCGCGTCGGCAGCTTCCCGGCGGTCGTGGAGAAGTTCACCTTCAACCAGATGAACGACATCCAGATCAGGCCCGACGTCGGTTCCTCGGACGGCTACATCGGCACCCGCATCGTGTCGCGAAAGCCCGAGGGCGGGATCAACCCGGAAGCCGACCTCGTCGCCAACAACGACTTCTGGGGTCAGCTGGCGGCGGCGCAGGAGATGCCGCTCCAGCTTCGCGTCGGGCACGTTCCGGGCAACACAGTGTGGATGCTATTCCCGAACACGCAGTACAGCGGCCTCACTTACACGGACCGCAACGGCATCCTCGCCTACGATGCGGGCGTCCGCTTCGCGCGCAGCCTGGGCAACGACGAAGCCACCTTCTACTTCTGCTGAGCGGATGTGCAGGTAGCTGCAAATCGAGAGGGCCGGGGTCACTCCCGGCCTTTTTCCATGAGGGATTTCGAGGACCGCCGATGGCCTACGACGTCAAGGTCTACGTCGTGCAGAAGTTCGATCGTGAGGATCGGGAAGGACCTGTGCTCGCGGTCAAGCTCACCCGCCAAGCCGCGCACGATCTCGCGAAGGCCCACGCCCCCGCCAAGGTGATCTTCGCGGTCGCGGACAAGGACCCGCACCCGAACGTGGTCCAGACGGCGGGCCACACGACACGCAGTTAATTGCACAAAAATGCCGTTTCTGCTTAGGCTGGCGTGTTCGATCCCGCCAGCAGCCCAGGAGGCAGAATTGGCTCTCATCGCGATGACGACCGCCGACACCGTCGATTACGTGTCCGACCTCGACCCCGCCAAGTCCCGCAAGAAGGTCCCCGTGGACCCCGCCAACCCCGAAGGTCCGGCGAAGGAAGTCGTCGTGATCGGCGAAGGCGCGACGACCTTCAAGCTCCGCTCGCTCGACGTCTTCTTGATGGGCCATATCTGGGACAGCGCCTCCGTGCTGCGAGGCGTTCAGGGCTCCGAGGAAGTCGGCATCCACACCCGCGTCAACCAGACGAACATCGACGCCGTCCGCCACGGGCTCGCCGGCCTGTCGAACTTCGCCGACGCCAAGGGCAGCGCGATCAAGTTCGAGACGCAGAAGGCGGTCGTGAACGGCCGGTCCTACGACGTCGTCGCCGACAGCGTCATGAACTGCCTCGGCATCGTGCTGATCCAGGAGCTCGGTCGCGAGATCAAGCGCATCTCCGAGGTCTCGGCGGCCGAAGAAAAAAACTGAGACGGGGGGTGGCGGCCATCCGGCTGCTCCCCGAGCGTCAGTGTCACAAGTGCAAGCGGCAGAAGGATTGGGGGTGTGAGGCCGAACGGGTTCCCTCGGGGCCTGAGGACCACACCGCCGCCCAAGACGAGAACGGGGAGTGGTGGGGTTGGAGCAATCCGGCGCACCTCCCGATCGCAGTCGATGGCGAAGAGACCTGGGCCTGTCCCAGGCAGGACCTGAAGCGGAGGCCGCAGGAGTGGAACACGATCCTGTTCTACTACGAGTTTTACCGCGACAAGGGCCTGCTGCCGCAGCCGGGATCGGTGATGGACCAGTCGAACAAGGCGCTGTCCATCTTCCGCATCCTGAATGACGTCAACGCGGAGTGCGACAAGGCGCAAGCCGACCGCGCCAGAGCAAACAGAGAGCAGCCACCCCCGACGCCACAGAGAGGATCGAGAAGGTAATGGCCGACAACGAACTTCGCTTCATTCTCCGAATGCGCGACGAGGCGACGGCCATCCTCAGGGCGCATGGCATGGCGGTCAACGACGCGGGCAGCGCGCACAATAACGCCGCCCGTGGCGCAAAGGCGCATGCCGACGCCCTGACCGAACTCGGGCGCAAGGCCAAGGAGGCGACCGAAGCCGTCGCCGCACTCTGGGGCGCGAACGAGCTCGCCAAGAAGTCGCTCGAAGCGTTCAACGAATACGAGCAGGGGATGATCCGCATCGCCCGCACGACCCAGATCGCAGGTGAGGCGCTGCAGGACTTCCAAGACCAGTTCGACAACATGGCCCGGCAGACGAAGGGCGCGAGCGTCGAGGGCCTGCTCGAATTCTCCGCCGTTGCCGGCCAGTTGGGCATCCGGGGTTCGCAGGATGTCCTGAAATTCTCCGAGACGCTCGGCAAGCTCGGCGTCGTGACGAACATCGTGGGCGAGGCGGGTGCGAAGCAGTTCGGCCGGTTGCTGCTGCTGACCGGGGAAGGCGCGGGCGGGGTGAAGAAGCTCGCCGACAGCCTCGCGGGCCTCACGACCGACACCAAGGCGTCGGGCGCTGAAATCCTGCGCATGTCCTCGCAGCTGGCCCAGACCACCGCCGGCT